TTACTTCAAATACTGCCAACTCTGCGGAGCACGTGTTAAGCCGAAATCCGAGAGCGGGCGAGGTTTCGGAAAGCGTATAGGGTTGCTCACTACATAGACGGAAATGTCTTTGCCGCCTGCGTACTCTGTAAGTTGCTTTTCGGTTAAACACGCTGTGTATGCTATTCGATTTCTTGTTGCCGCCTCCTCGGGCGTGTTGCTTTTGTAGAGAGCTGCGCCGAAAGCGTTTGTTTTTATAATCGCCTTGCATATATAAAAGCCGATAACCGCTCCCGCGCCAGGGTGTAGCGTATTGTCTGCGCCTCTGTATGGGCGCTCGGTTTCGTATAGATATATAATGTATGGGAAGTTTCCGCTTTTCGGGGCGGTCTTTCTTATTTCATAGCGTTTTACGCCATTAAGGATATTTTCGCCGTGCTCGTGGTGGATTGACTGAATTATTTTATTGTTCATTGCTGCCGCTCCTCTCTGCGGCGAATTTGTCCGCCTGGGCGAGCACCCGCTGCGAGGCGGTCGTTTCGTATACGCCTTTGTCCCAAAGCACCGAGGCTCCATATTCGCCCATTTTGTACGCCATAACAACCTTGAGCTGTCGTTGTACTTTTCAAAAAGCCCGCGGAGGATATACAAACCCGCTCGGATATTCTCGTAAGGGTTGAGCATATCGGTAACGCCGAGCTCCTCTTTGAGCCAATCGTTATTACAGTCCCTTATTTGCATTAAGCCGAAGTCGTGCCCGTCCTGGCTTACCGCAGCGGCATTAAACGATGACTCGGAGAACATAAGCGACATAGTAAAGTCAAAGTCGATATAATAGGCGCGGCACATATAATATGTAAACTCTTGCAGTTCCTCCGAAAGCTCGCAATCGAGAGGGGTAAAACCCGCCGCGTCTTGTATGAGCATAAGCTCGCCGTTTTCTGTTACGCTTTTGCCGTCACGTGTGCCGTAGGGCGGTTGCTCTTTTGCGTCATTCCCGCCGAGGGCTTGTACCCCTCCGACAATGAGCCCTCCTGCAATTCCTCCCACGAGGAATACACATATAATAAAGGTAATAAATTGCCGCTTACATTTTCCGCGAGCGGCTCTTTTGCTGTCGCTCGGAGCCGAGCTTGTCCTGTGCTGTCTGTTTCCGTTTGCCGAAGTCATAGCAAAGCCTCCTATTTCTTTTTATTTATAAATGTGAGCAAAACCAGGGTAGCGCAGATAATCGCCGTTATAATAATTGCGTTCATACTTCCATATCCTCCATTTTTACTTGAGTGTTGGTATCTGTTATCGAGTCGTCTTTCTGCTTGTTAAAAAGAGCTATTCTCGATAACTTCAATATTTCGTCGAGGTTGTTTATAAAAGTTTCATTAACGAGGTCGTAGGGGGAAATAATGCCGAGTAACATAAACCCGCTCTTTACCGCGATATACGGTTTCCCTTGTGCGGTCGTTCTCTCGTAAAGTTCATACCCCGCGTCAATATCGGAAAACGGCTTTAAGTACCGAGTGTTTATAAAGGCTATACCTTGTGAGGTTTTTAACGGCTCAAGCGTTCTACCTTGTGCATAAAATGCTATTGCTCCTCGTTCGAGTAACTGCTCGCCGTCGTCGCCGTCCTCAAAATTTATATGTGGCGGGAGCGGGCGCTCCTCAAAATAAAACTTGTCCCGCTTTTCCTCTGTAATATCAAACATAGTAAATATATTGTCTTTTGTGAGTTTCGGGAGATTGTATACGGGATAAAATGCCGCGCCGTTCCCGAGCCATTGACAAGCGGACGTTTCGGAAACAATTATTGTTTTTTCGGCTTTTAATATTGCCTCGATTTGCTTTAGTTTCACTTTGTTACCTCGCTTTCTACGATTTCTGCCCGCTCGGGGCTTATGATTGAAATACTGTGCCCGCAATAGTCCGTAACCTCGGCGGAAATGTCGAGTTTCCCGTTGCGGTATCGGTAAATGATAGCCGAAACGCACTTATATACAATTCCGCCGCTTTCTACGGGGCACCCGCTGACGAGCGCGGCTTTTAATTCCTCGTTTGTCATAGCTGCCCTCTTTCTCGCCTCTATCGAGGCGGATTATTCAAAGATTTTAGGATTGAACAGACAAGCGGGGGCTACGCCGATACCGTTGTACGCATTGAAGTAGTTCAATGTGCCGTCCGTGTAGACAATGCGCGCGTAGTTCGCGTAGGACGGGACGCAAGTCCAGGGCGTAAGCGTCCACCACCAATTATTAAAGCGCGGCACGGACTCTCTGTATTTGCGGTAAAGGTCGCACGAGAGGAGGAAAACGTAATCCTCGGCGGTGCCGTAGTCTTTCATACCGTCGTCGGAGGTCAAGTCCGATACAAACGGGAGGAGGTCGCCGCGGTTGAATTGCTCGAGGTATTCTCCGTTAAGGTATTTACGGAGCGAGGAGGTGCGCCAGTCGTTTTTATTGCTTTCGTCGAGCGGCATTTCGTCCTTGAGCAATTCCGAAACAATAGCAAGTATGCCGCCCTGCTCCTCTCCGAGAGCGGTAAACTTAACGCCGTTATACTCAAATTGCTCGCCAGGTTTCGGAAATTTGATTTTATCTTTTTCCGCACCCGCTACGGAGTCGTCCTCGGTGTAGTCCCCCTCGATTTCCTCGGGCGTGAATATCCCGCCGAAAGCAAGAGCTAAAATTGCATTTGCTCTCTTTTGGTTGTCCTCTGCGTTTGTGCTGGTGGCTATATCGTCGCAAAGCGACTCGATAGCGTGTAAAATATTGTCGTTCATAACTTTTACTCCTTATCGTTATTAAAATCGGGGCTGCAATAGCCGAAATATTTACACCGTAAGCAACAACGCTTACAGTTTTCGCCTCTCGTAGTCCATAGCTTAAAGCGGGCGCAAAAGTCCCGCAGTTTTTCGGCGGCTGCTTGTTTGATTATGTAGCAGCATTGCCGCCCTGCCGATATACGCGAGTAGCCGAGGCGCTCCCTCTCGCGTAATTCTTTATGCCTATATGCCCGCACGGCTTGCCTCCTAAAACTTGTAGGAATTAACGAGCCGCTCGAGTTCCTCAAACAGAGGGGCGATAACTCGCTTGTTTTGCCTTGCGTTTATAAGCTGCTTACCGAGAGTGTAAAAGGCGGCGAGCTCGCGCTCGGTGTCCTTTGCTTGCTCTACGAGCTTTCGGGCACTCTTTACTTCCTGGCGTGCCGCTCTCATTTCGTCGTATTCTTTCGCTGTGAGCTGCACGCTTGCCGTAACGCCTTTAGGCTTGCCTCCGCCGCGGAGAACAAATAAGCGGTTGCGGGTTGCGTCCTGGGAACGGTTAAGCTCGTCCGAGAGCTCGGCAATGGTTTTCCGCTCCTTTTGGTAGCCGTTCAGTAACAGCTCGTCCTCCTCGGGAGTCCAGGCTCCCGATTTAATAGCCCTCTCGGGTGTAAATTCGTGTCCGCATTGCGGGCACTTTACGGGTTTGCACATTGCGATACCTCCTTTTTAATAACCTATGCCTATATAATCAAGTACCCGAGCCCAACCGTATTTTTCTCCCGTAAGCTCGTCGGTACAGCATTTATACATCCAGTACTCCCATTCTTTCGGGTTTCTCTCCTTTAGTTGGTCGAAACGGTGCGGGCGCTTTTCAAGCTGAATACCAAAGCCGCACATTGAGCACCCCGTTCTCTGCGCTCCCGTAGTTCTTAATTGCCCGTCCTCGTCCCTCGCGATAGTTCCGTAAATTTCGGGGACGGGAACGTTTAAGTCGAGGGCAAGTTGCAAAAGGTCTTGTCGTGAAAAAATAGCAAAGGGCGCGGAGCGTATCGTAGACTTACCGAAGTAATTACACCCGTTAATCATTAAAGATTTTGCACGTCGTCCGCCCTCCGACGCCATAAGCCCCAGGAATGGGACGCTATTATGTTCTTTCGCCCAGTCGTCGCACGGCTTTTCTTTGAGATAGTAACAGCATTTCGACGATACCTTGAAATTTGGTATTTGATAGTTTGTACCCTCGTAGTCGTTGGCGTAGCCTCCGAATTTTTCAAGCCATTTTTGCGACATTTTCATACGGCTGTTTTTTTGAAAGCCGCCGTATTCTCCTGTTTCGCCCGTTATAATAGCGTGCCTTACTGTTTTATTCTTTTCTGTCGGGTTTGCGAGAGTTTCTATTTTTGCCGCGATTTCTTTTGAGAGAACAGGAAAGCCAAACTCTTGTATTATTTGCGGTTTCGTCCAACGCGTGCCGTCTGGCTTTACCGCCGAAACGAGCCGCTCTATGCCGAGTTGTTTATGTATACGCTGTATGCTCAAGTCCTCGAGGTATGACACGCTAATACCTGGAGCGTCAATACCTATTGATTTAAGAAAGAGAAAAAGAGTAATACTGTCTAATCCTCCTACCGATACGTGATAATTAAGGTCGCGCATATCGCACTCGCGTACAAATTCACGGGCGCGTATGGTTGCATACTTGACCTTAAAGCCGTAGTCCATTTTTTGCTTAACGATAAAATCAGCTATTTTCCTTTTACCGTCGATACGTTCCATTTTTTCTAAAACATTTTCCATAACAAAATCACTCCGTTTTATTATTTATTTGCCGCTCGTCTGCCGCGGCGTTTGAAATTCTCGCTAACGCGCTTTTGACCGAGTGCGGCGCTGTAACCGCTACGCCCGTTTTTGTCAAGTTCGCCCGTGCCGCCGCGCGTTAGTTCTCTGTAAACGGTGGCAAGGTGTACTCCGAGCTCGGAGGCAATGTCGGTAAGGCTTACGCTGTCGGCGTAAAGAGCCTCGAGACTCTTTCTGTCCTCGTATGTGAGGTATCGGCACGTCAT